GCTGTACGAGCAAATACTAACCGTATCGAAGGCTCTTTCCGCCGTGACCGCTTTAAGAACCCTCCTAGCTACCAAACACCTGAGTATGAATAAGGAGTAGGATATGTCTTTTCGCTCCTTTGACTTGCTAAACCTCGTAAGAGACTTTGGTGAGGAACTTACCCTACGCAAGACAACAACTGCGGGTTCTTACAACCCTGCTACGGGTGAAGTGGATGGTTCATCTACCACAGACTATGTCACCACAGGTTATTTCTATAACTACGACACTGGCATCTCAGGCAACTTTGATAGTATTGTTAGGGGTGTCCGTAAGTGTGTTATCCCTGCACTTGGTCTTGCTGTAGAGCCTGAGACTGACGATACGATCATCGGTAATGGTGATAACGTACAAGTCATTTCTGTCGTAACTATCTTCTCTAATGGAACCCCTGTCTGTTACCTATGTGACGTGAGGGAGTGACATGAAGGCAACACTCAAGGTTAATGCTTCTTACAAGAACAAGATACAACAGATCGAACAACTTGCAGAAGATGCAGTTAAAGACAGACTTGTAGAAATAGCACAGACTGCTGTAAGATACTCTCCTGTTGACACTGGTGCTTATGTAACATCCTTCTCTTATTCTGTCGGGGCTGGTCGTCCAAGAGGTAAGTCCTCAGCGAACAAGCCAAGGAACCAGAACCCTAACAGTAAACGGGACGAGGGTTTAGCTAACCTAATGTCAGACATTACAAAGCTAGGTGAGCTAAAGGGTACTACCAGAATTACCTTGAGAAATGCATCCCCTCATGCAGAGGCAGTAGAAACCAAGCACGGCTACAGTGTATTCGCAAAGTTAAGGAACCTCTATGGCTAGTATCTATAACGACATTAGGGCTGCACTTGAGAGCCACCTTGCCAGTGTGTCAGGTCTCCCCTCAGTAGCCTATGAGAACGTCTCATTTGACCCTACGACTGGCACTAGCTACTTGAAGGTTCTGTATATCCCTACTGAACGTAGACCTGCTGTACGGGGCTTAAATCCACAACAACGGTATCAGGGTGTGTTCTCTGTTATCTCTTACACACCAGAAGGCAAAGGCCCGAAGGAAGCTGATGACTATGCTAACTCTATCATAGAGGCATTTGAAGCTACCACAGACATCTCCTTTACCAACTCTGATGCTGAAACTATTAACGTGTCCATTGACTATGCTGAACGTCAGCAAGGTTTCTTGGACAGCCCTTGGTACTACGTTCGTGTTGACATCGGCTGGTACATCTTTTCATAACTTCCCCTAGGAGAAACAATATGGCTTTCGCACAAGGCTCACGCTCCAGCTTGTCGTTCATCGTAGAATCAACATTCGGTACGACACCTGCTGGTAACTTTACTAACCTCCCCTTCAGCACCCACTCTTTGAACCTCACTAAAGATCGTGTTGCTGGTAACGACATCCAAGCTGACCGTATGCCTCGTGTAGACCGTCACGGCAACCGTCAAGTAGGTGGCGACATTGTAGTTGACCTACGTGATGCTGACTACGATGCTTTCCTTGAATCAGCTATGTTGAACACTTGGGCAACTAATGTACTTAAGGTTGGTACTACACCTAAGTTCTTCTCTATCGAAGATTACGCTGCTGACATCGACCAAGCTCGTGTGTTCACAGGTATGTCAGTTTCCTCTATGGCTATCTCTCTCGCCCCTAACCAGATGGTAACAACTACTTTCGGTATGGTCGGTAAAGATATGACCATCAGTGGTACAGAAAAGACACAAGATGCTGCTTCTGGTGCTGCACCCTTCGATGCTTACTCAGGCGACATTTCCATCGGTAACGTAGGTGCAGGTTCTGCTGTAGCTATCGTAACTGGCTTGGACTTCACACTGACTAACTCCTTCGCCCCTACATTCGTTATTGGTGACGACAGCGCACCATCACTTGAGTATGGTCGTGCAGAAGTTGAGGGTACACTCACAGCTTACTTCGAAGATGCTTCTCTCATCAACCGTTTCCTTAACGAGACTGAGACTGAGATTGAAGTGTCTGTAGACGACCCTACAGGTGGTAACTCATACACCTTCCTATTCCCACGGGTCAAGATTAACTCTGCTGATGTTGGTGTCGATGGCCCAACTAGCCGTATGATCTCTATGTCCTTTGTCGCCCTCTATGACAGCACAGAAGGCACTAACCTTAAGATCACACGCCCAGCATAACTGATACCTAGCTAGGTACGTGGGGTGGGCTTGACTTAATGAGTCGGGTCGTTATATTGAGTTCACCCCACACATTCAAGCCAACAGGCTTTCACACACTAACATATCAACCCGACACTAACCCCGATAAGGAAACTCGACAATGGATTTAATGAACCTTAAGCCTACCAGCGACACTGTTGAAGTTACACTGGTACACCCTAACACTGGCGCTACCCTCAAGAATGACGACAAAACTGACATGACTATTACAGTCTACGCAAGTCATTCTAAAGAGCATAAGGCTGTAATGCACGAACAGACTAACAAACGTCTCAAGGCTATGCAGTCAGGTAAGAAGCAAGAGTTTACAGCACAGGATATTGAGGAAGCTACTCTAGCTCTTCTCTCTAAGATCACTGTGGAATGGAATATCACGTATGGTGGTGAGACACCTAAACTCACTGTCGCTAAGGCTAAAGAAATATACGACGAAGTGTTCTGGATTAAAGACCAGATTGAGGGAGCATTGGCTGACTCTCTGGATTTTACGAAAGCCTAACTTGTCAGTTGTGTGATTGGGCTGAACACCAGTTCAAACTCAACTTACCTGACAAGGATGGCATTACAGAACGTGAACACCTTGAACAAGTAGAAAGGCAGATTGGACGCAGACCAGAAGCATTGGAACCCCCGACAGTATTTCCTCAGCTTATGTCTCATGTCTGGTCTGCCTATTGTCGTTTAAGTAGGCGGAGAACCTCTGGTTTTTCAGGTCCAGAACCCCTAAACCCTACAATGGTTAAGGACTGGCTTATCCTTACGGAAGAAACCTTGACTTCTTGGGAAGCAGAGGCCATCTTTCTTCTAGACGATAGATTTATAGAGGTGGCGAATGGCAGGTAAAAAACGGTGCAATGACTGCGAGTCTTTCCTTTCCCCAGATTTGTTTTACAGGGATAAAGGTTCCCCCGATGGCAGAGATTACTATTGCAAAGATTGCCGCAAGAAAAGAAAACTTGCTAGGGCAGGACAAGAAAAAACCTACCATAAAGCCTACAGGGAAGATAACCGACAAAAACGAATAAAGCAGTCAGGTGAGTTTAATCGGGAGAATAGACACTACTTCTCTCAGTGGCGGGACTTAAACAAAGATAAAACCAGAGCTTATTCTCAAAAGTACAGGTCTCAAAAGTTAAACGCTACTCCACCTTGGTTGACTAGTAAGCACCTAGAAGACATAAAATCTTTTCACTTACACGCAAGAGATTGTGAGTTGGTAAGCGGAGAAAAATACCACGTGGATCACATAATTCCTTTACAAGGTAATACGATTTGTGGGCTACACGTCCCTTGGAACTTACAAGTTTTACCTTATGACCTAAACATAAGTAAGTCTAATAAGTTTGAGACCTAACCCGATAACATACGAACAAATTAAAGCATGGAAGGAACTGACCGATACACCTATTGCTCCTTGGGAAGTGGATGCGATCAAGCGTATTGATACAGTTTATATGGGGATAGCGAATGGCTGACGACATTAAGTTTGTAATTGGGGTTGACGACCGTGATCTAATCAAGGCACAGAAGGAACAAGTCAAGTTCCAACGTAACCTTGTTACTATTGAGAAAGCCTTTCGTAAGGGTGACATCACGGCAGGTCGTTACAACGCAGAGTTAGCCAAGCAAGCCAAACAGTTACAAGCACTTGGTGGAAGCTACCGTCAGGCTAGTTCAGAAGTTCGTAGCTATGCCTATGCACTGCGACAAGCTGATGATGCGACATTAGCTCAATCAGAAGCTATGGCTTTCGCTGGGAAACGTGTTAATCGCCTTGGCGTAGGCTTACAGCAAGCGGGTTATCAGATTGGTGACTTTGCAGTTCAAATTCAAGGTGGCACTAACGCTGCTGTAGCCCTTGGTCAACAAGGTTCTCAGTTGTTGGGTATCTTTGGACCTGCGGGTGCTATTGCTGGTGCGGGGCTTGCTATCGTTACAGCCTTTATTGCTCCAATGCTAAAAGCTGGTGAAGCCACAAAGAACGCAAAAGAAGAGGTAGAAAAGCTAGGTAAAGAGCTAGAGCTTCTTCAATCAGGTGCGGTAGATCAGACAACTCTTGATTTGAACAGGAAAATAGCTGAGGTTCAAAATGAGATATTTAATATACAGAATAGGACTGTTGATCTTTCTTACGCTGACGCAGAAACCAAGAAGCAAATCCTCGCTGCTCAAAAAGCAAACAAAGAGGAAGAGGATGAGTCTCTTAGGAACCTGCAACTTCAGCTTGTTGAATTAAACCTTAAGAAAGATGCAATACGTATTAACAAAGCTCTGGCTAAAAGTGAAGTTCAAGAGCAACAAAACCTTCGTGACAATGAGATACGGCAAAACAGGGAACGTATCGCAGGGGAAAAGGAGGTTGCTGCTGCCCGAAAAGATTGGATAATTGAGGCTTCAAAAGTATTTAACGATGCGCAGGAACGCTTGCGTGAAGAGGAAATTGCCCTTACAGAGAGGTCTCTAGATCGTCTGTTCGCTAACAGGACTTTGCTATATAAGATTAGGTTCTCTGGTGACACTGAGGTTATGTCTCAGGCTGTTGAACCTTCTGGTAAGTTCAAGCCTAAGCAATCTTTTGAAGAACTTGTTGCTATGGGTTACGACCCAGAAGTCTTGGAAGGGCTTGGGTTGAAGCCGAAGCGTACAAAGAAAACACCGACTGGCCCTAAGAAAGCTGACCCACTAGCTGAGTTAAGAAAACGTATTACCCTTGAGGAAGAACTCTTCGGTAAGACTGAAGCTCAACGACAGGTAATGCAAGCTCTTGGTGTAGATTACGAAAAGGTCTACGGCAAACCTGCTACAGACGACCTCATTGAACGCATTAACAAGATTAAAGA